ATCATCGTCTTCATCTCCTGCCTGAAGTTCAATGTCCCGATACACGCCAGCGACCTGTAGCTTGCGAAGCTCGTTCTCGGTCATACGTACTACATGTGAGACACGCTCGGCAGTGTTCAAGTAACTCGCCGAGTACGGAACAATCAGATCTTCCGCCGGGACAAACTTCGAAACAGCCCGCTGCTTGCCGGCGTCGAAGTAGACCTTCTTAAATGTGGAACCCGTCAGCGGCAGATAAAACAGCATCTGATCCGTGTCCGGGTCATACTCCTCCATGATCTCCGTAATCTGATAGTTCATGAAGTCCTTGACGCGTTGCGCCTGATCTTCAGTGAGAAGAGTTGCCGCACCAATAACCTGCGTCTTTACAGGACCGCCAGCAGGCAGCATTTCCTTGTACGCCTGCGCCTGAAACTGCGTGACAGCCTCACTCAACAGCGGATGATGCACACCACTCGCACCAAGAAACGGCTCGTTACGCTCCTCGTAATTCACACCAAGCAGCTTCAAGCCCTTGGCAATCGCCTCTTCCCAATCCTCTCGCGACTCCTTGTCGTCGTCAACCTTGTCACGAAGCTCGGAAGACAACGTGCCAAGAACAGAGTCGTCAAGAATCTCCGCAAGATTTGCGTTGTGGTCGTACATCTCGGCCTGAACCTCGACCATCTCTTCCATGCCGGCAAGCTCAATGCCGTCGGGGAGCATGTTCTCCTCGGGAAGTTCGACCATCAACTCTTCAGGCATCTGGTCTGCCGGACCACCGGCTCCCATCGCCATATCAACCATCTGCGGAGGAAGTGCCATTAAAATACGCCTTTGAATCGTTGCGGACGAGCAATGGGGCTGAAACCCTTGACCATGCCACCCTTTGCTTTACGAGGGCCAATACGCTTGATGTACTGCTCAAACGTCATCTGCTCGGAATAATCAGTCTCACCCGGACCGGGATCGTAGAACTTTTTGCGAAGCTCCTCGAGTTCCTTGTCCTCTTCTTCAATTTGCTTGTTTTTCAGCTTGCCCATCACATCACCTGTCGTGCCATAGCGCCGATGCCGGAGTGTACCAGCTTTGTAGGCCGTAAGTCTACGGGGCCACCTTTTGCGCGGCGAATCACCTTGTTCTCAAACTCATCACTTAACGGACCAATGTTTACTTCATATGTCGTTTGATCAGGCGACGGACGATCCTCTGGCCGATAGCGACGTGTGCGAATTCGATCTCCAAAGTACACGGCGCGCGCGCTTTTGTGATCCCTGCCCTCTACCTGCGGCCTTTCCAAGTTTCCTGTCGTGGGGTTGACAGCTTCAATGGTTTCAAGCTCAACAATATCGTTGCTATCTACAGCCTGTTTCAAACCTTTTTTAACGTGATCTTCATAAATCGTTCTAGGAATTACATCTGGATCACTTCTTGTGGTGCCGTCTGCTCGTCTGACCTGAGCAACAGGTCGGTCCCCAGCATCTCTGAAATCTTCCCAGTTAGGAAAAATAACGCCATCGAGTCCTTTCTTTTGTGCCTCGGCTAATGTCAGACGGATCGCGAACTGATTGAAATACGCATCCGAAGACTTACCAGCAAAAGGAGTGCCAGGACGATAGGCATCAGGCGCATCGGGGTTGTTGATAGTGTTTACCCAAGTTTCAAATGAGCGTTTTAATTCTTCACCACGTTCCGCACTTATACTCGGCGCAGAATCAATAAGTGCATTCATTTCTGAAATACTGTTTTCTGGTGGCGTTGGACGGAATATGCCCTGCTCAATAGTGCCGGCAATGTCGGTGGTAATTCGCTGTTGCAAGTTACGTTGAACCATCGCCGGTACACTGGTGTGGGTGTCAGCAAGCAGGACATCATCAACATTTGCCCCCAGAAAACCAAACGTGCCTGGGTCATCCTGTAGAAGTAAATCAAAGCTGCCTGTGCCTGTAGGAGAACCGGGCACAGCGTCTGCCAACAAAAACTCAAGGGGCGTTTCTCCTCGATCCATAGCATCTCGAACGCCTTCATAAAACGCTCTGCTGAGATTCGTGCCGCCCATTTGCTCAGAGCCTAGGGTGCCACCTTCGGCAGCAAAATCAATCGTGTCACCTTCCTGCGCCCGTTTTGCAATCACACGATTCAGAGTAGCAATGTCCTCTGCGTCGATGAAACTAGAATCAGGGTCTTCAATCGCTCCCTTCAACGCTCTTTTTATAGCCTCTACCCGTGTACTTTGACTGTATTGAGTAGTACGACGAGCATTGTAAGGATTACCGTCACCACCTAATGGCGTTCTACCTGACGGGGGCCGAGCATCTATGCGGAAGACTGAAAACTCAAGTGCGCTGTCAACTTGAGATGAGGACAAAGTTCCGCCCGCAATCCTATCAAGATCCGCATCATCAATAACTCTAAGCAAATGACCTGTCATCAGTTTTGAAAGAACTTCTGTAACAGGGCCAATGTCCGTCCGTGGGTCCAAGTTAGAAGGAACCCCCGTGGGTGCCGCCTCATATATGGACGCAATCGTGTCCGTCGTATCAGCAGGACTGGGCCGAACGCCGCCAATCAAAGCCAAATCATTCCCTAGCGCATTTGCCGTATCTTGTTGCTGCGTCTCAATACTGTCGAGTAAATCTGCCTGAGTTGACCCATCACCGCTTTGGCGGCTCTGCGCGGCATCGTCAAACACCTGACGAAACGTCGGATCAAACTCCATCAACTCATCAAGATTATACCGCTCTTCACCCGTAAGGAATCGGAACTCATCCCCACGACCCGATGCAAATTTACGCTCTGAAACCGTAGCGTTAGACTGTAATTCTTCAAGAACACCAATCCTGCGGCCCTGCCCGTCCGTTATAACTTTAAGACGAATATGGCCGAAGTACCCCGGTACTCCAGATTCCGCAGTGGCTGAAGTCCCTGGCCCACCACTAGCACCAATACTGTGGTCCGCAATAGTGCCAGGATTGCCACGCATTCCATACCCAGCAAAGGTGCCACCGCGAGTCTGCACCGTTTTGCCCTCAATAAACGGCACAGTTGAGTTGGGATTGCTCAGATATATATGCATCTGTTCACCGTAGACACGGTCAATACTGTTCTGACCAAAATCATCCAGCGAAGTCACCGGACCACCCTGCGCCGCATCAGCACCCACTTCTGACTGCAACAAAGTCTTCACGCGAAGCTGTGGAGTGTAGTCCCTATACAGCGCAATAACCTGACCACGGTACAACTGGTTCGGGGCGTGTTTCTCAAGGAACTCTACAAACTTGGAACCTTCGCGGTCACGCTTCAAACTTTCACCAAAGCCCCCGCGTAGCGAGTTCAACACGTCTTCTTTCGACATCGCGGCGTTGTCCGGCAACCGGTCAATAAGCTGGTACATCGGCGAGTAGTCCACGATATCACCTTGCCGTGCAGCGTCTCTGGTCATGACGCTATGCCGTGCAACTTGTGTGTCCAGACTAGCCGTCATCGGCATAACGCGGTCAGTCGGGATTAGAGGCGGCATGTCTACCTCGCCCGTAAACCCAACCTGCGGAGTGTCTGAAACTACCTCCGTAACGGTCCCTTCAATAATATCTTCTGCTGCTGTGACCGGGGGCGGTGTCGGCTCGGCACTAGCACGAACTTCTGGTGCGGGGGCCGTGGGCCGTGCTTGCGGCTGCGGAGGACTGTTTGTAAATAAGTTTTGAAACTCGTCGGACATTGACTCAGGCCAGGCAATACGAGTGCCTGCTGGAATCCGACGACCAGTGATGTCGTACATGTCTTCCTGAAACTCAAAAAGACTAAAAGGTCGAGCGGTTGACCCCGATACCAGGTCAGAGTCGGTTAAGCCAGGAACATAGTTGAAAACTGATGTACCATCCCCACCAGCAGGCCCACCCGGTATCATGTCAGGATTCATAGTAACGGTGTTAGGGCCGTATCGGATGTCTAATTCCTCTTGTCGGTAATTTGGTGCAAAACCAAACTCCCCATCCACAGAGTCAATCCGAAGATCCGGATCTGTCAGATCTGAATCGTAAGCGCCCTCCGCCGCAAAATATTGGTCAAGCTGCTCAAACTGCTGTGCTTGGGCAACCTCCAGACGCGCAGTCGCCTCGCCCTGAACATACAAACGACGGAGATCGTCCTCTGGACCCTGTATCTCCTCACCATTGGGCAACCGGACAGTGAACGTGTCGTCATCCGCCTCACGAACCACAGGTGCCGCCGCAAGAGCTTCATCCAACTCTTCTTGCGTTTCAGGCAAATACGGAAGCAAACGATTGCGCGGATCAGCTTGACCCCCATAACCCATTCGATTCGCCACAGATCTAGCACCAGAATCCGCCTTGGCGGCTGTCGCCAAAAGTTTTGCACTTTTCAAAAACAGCAAAGGATCAGCAATAAATTCGCCAGCAAATGCACCCTGCCTAAAAGGATTCACACCCGCACGGGACAACGCATCATCGCTGGTGCTGGGCGCGTCTAACTTGTCCCCCAACCCCACAGCGCGCATAACACCTTCCGCACCATACGTCTTACGAAACTCGTTTAACTGACGAAAATACGGGGATTCCTCTTGATTAATCGTCTTACCAGTAATCAACTTGTTCACAAGTGCTGGAGCATCACCAAAAGCAAGACCCGTTAAATCAGCCGGTAACCCTAAAATACCAGCCGCCATACCCGCGCCAACACCACCAATCACATTCGCACCTTCGGCAAATGTCTCCTTCAAGGACCGTGGATCGCGGATCGGCCTGCGATTCTT